CAGCGTCACATGTGTATAAGAGACAGGATGTCAGCCCGCTCGCACAAAAGGCAATGTCAATTGACGCATGGCAATGAAGCGGTGCTCGAGCAAATGCGACTGGCCAAGCTGCCTCCTCTGCACCCGCCCGCGCTGCATGGCGCTCCGCCATCCCCGCTGCGGTGGGAAATGAAGTGAATCAACTGCTCAGCTACCAAACCGCCGCTGATTTGCTCGGCTGCTCCCGTGCGCTGATTAGTGACTTGGCGCTGGCAGCACTGGCAGCGGCGGAGATCAACGCGGGCAAGCGCCGGCTGGATGACGTGCCGCCGAGGTTGCGGCCGTACCTCAACCTGGGGTTTCCGATACCGCAGCGGGTCGGGCGGCGGTTGATGCGGCTCGATCCGGCAGAGCTGCAAGCGTATGTCAAGCGCGGCAATCATAAAGGCGGATAAGAAAATGTGCTGGTGCGATTATGAGGTCCCTCCAGTTTACAGCCGGACGCTCATTAAAAAGGCGCGAAAGCCGCATCGGTGCGATGAGTGTCATAAAAACATTCTCATCGGCGCATCGTTTGAAAAAGTCAGGCTACTGTCTGATGGAGAATGGAAAACGTTTGCGACATGCGTTGCATGTAAGTACTCAATCAAAAGTTATCTGGTATTTTGACCCAAAATGTTCGAGGATGTTTTGGAGTTCGGATTTCAGGTGATTGAAGCTGAGGTAAGCTTTGGGGGGAAGCCATTCATACTTGATTTTGCGCCAGAGGATTTCGATGAGATTGAGTTCGGGGCTGTAGGGTGGCAACCAATGGAAACCGACGCCCTGGCGAAACCAGTCCACCATCCGGTCCTGAAACGCTTGGCTGGTATGAATGGGCGCGTTATCCAGGACGACCAAGCGAAGTTTTCCGGCGCGGGCGGTTTGAGCGGCGAAGGCATCCAGGGCGGCGATGACGGTGGCCGAGGTGACGCGCCCGATCACGGTTTGAAAGTGGCTCTGATGGGTGGGGCTCATGAACCCCAAGACATTCACGCGCGGGCTCGCGGCGCTGGGGAGGGTCAACGGCTTCCCCCGACCTTGCCAAGCATAGGGGATGCACGGGGTGAGCGTGAAGCCGCTTTGATCGAAATAAAACAAGTCGATGATCCCTTGGGAATGACCGTGCTGGAGTTGGCTTAACCGGACGTGCGCCGCGCGAAAGGCGGCTTCGTCGCGCGGGCCGTTAACCCGCCGTCGGCACCGCTTCCAGCGATACGCTTTTTTTTGACGATCCGGTGTGCGGTTTGTCGGCTGGCCGGTTTGCCCGTCGCCTGTTCCAGCCGGGCTTGCGCCTGTTGGATCTGGCGGGGTTCCTCATCCAGCCAGCCGCACAACCGCGCTTCTTCCCCCGCCGTGTAAATCCGGGGCCGTCCCGAACGGGGCCCGTCATACAACCCGCATAGCCCGTCCCGCTCCCATCCGTCCAGCCAAGCGCTGATCGTGTCCACGTCCACTTCGAAGAACCCCGAAAGCGCAATCCGCCGATATCCCCGATGCGCTAAATACACCGCCTGCGCCCGTTGCCGCACTCGACCGTTCGGTCCCCCCTTCCAGGCCGCGCGCAGCGTTTCGCACTCCGCGTCGCTTAATGACCGAATACGCTTCATTTCCACCCACCTCTATCGGCTTTTAATGGCTAAAATAATACCCGGTTTCTTTTGATGGGGTACTTATCTCGTTGCGAGACTTTGTTAAGAGTCAAGCAGAATGCTTTTGCTGGGCGCACGGTAATATGATTGACGATGCGATAGAAACATCTCGAAACAGCTATGGAAAAACGCCGAGCTTGTTGTTCGGCGCTTATCGTCGGTATATCGGGATTTTCGGCAGAAGGAAATCCAGCAATAGCGGTATTCGAGTAATAACAATTCGATGAGGAGCAAAGATGCAAATCGGTGACGTGGTAATTCCAATCGGAGATACAGCATTGCGCGGAAGCGGCGAAATCTATCGTTGCGATCCTTACGCGATAGTCGCGAGCCTGGAGCCATTTGTCCTGGTATCGAATTTGGGAGATATGCTCTGGAAAGGAGTAGATCGCCAGGGGGTGCGGGCGCTGTGCCAAGCCGCGCCGGACATCGTAAAGCGAGCGATCACGCGGTATTTGCATGATGCCTCAAAGCCTGAATTTCAGAGCGCGGAGTCTGGCGGAGAGTGGCCAAAAACAGACGACACAAAACGAGAGCTGCAAGCGCTGCTGAGCGGCGCGGTAGTTGCCACCTTTATGATCGAGGTCGCAATGGAGATTGACCAGGCGCGCAAACAGTTTCCGGGCGATCGGCTGACGACTATCGCGATGGTCGAGGAAGTTGGCGAGTTGTGCAAAGCCGTGCTCGATCAGCCGGCGCACGCCGTGCGCGAGGAGGCCATTCAAGTCGCGGCGATGGCCGCGCGTCTCGCTATCGAGGGCGATTCGTCGGTTGCGGGAAAGCGGGTCGAGCGCGGGCTCGATCTGTGGGGGTTATCAAAATTGCTGGACGCTATCCCCGCTCACCGCTAGCAGGGCGTTATGAGTGCAGCTCTCTCGAATAGAGAGCTTCAATATCAACTAGTTATAGTTTGCTCTGGCCATTGCGATAACGCACGATGCGGAACGATGCCGAACAGAGTTCCAATAAGATTCCAATCCGGTTTCTAGCCTTGCAACGATGCAAGGCTTTTTTATTGCCGCGTCGGGCACCACTTCGGGCACCACTTCGGGCACCAGCTGGGGTTAATGGGCAGCGCCGCCAGCCCCGAAAAATATTTCGCTCCATCGCTTGACTGTCGTATTACGACATAGTAGTATTACTACATCGACAACACAAACAGGAGAGCAAAATGAGCGAGCAAATCGACCTTCAATTCCTACAGTGTGGGATTGGGCTGACCGTCGGGACTACGCAGGACGATAAATTCGGAAATGCGCTGGCGGTTGGTGGCGACACCTTTCGAGTCAAGGAGACGCTAAAAGCGCTGGGGTTCCAGTTTCGGCACGCTGAGCAGGAATGGCTGGGAACATACTGGGTAGCGCAGGATAGCGAAGCTGTCCGGGCAGCCACGAAAGCTAGATTTCCAGTTGCGTCGGGGTGGAATTGGCTGCCGGAATTCGGGCGGAAGGGGATCGAGCTATGAGCAGACAAGCAAGATATGAAGAACGCCGGCGCGAAGCCGGCAATAAAACAGTTTCCGCCCGGCTCAACGCCGAGCAAGTCGAAACGATTAAAGCGGCGGGCGGACCGACCTCCGTCTTGCGCGAACAAGCCGCCATCCTCGCCGCCATCGAGCGGAACGGCGCCAAGGCCGTCCACGACGCGGCTTTTGCCAGGATGAACGGGGACCTGGGGGCGCTTTTGCAGCTCGGCATCGACGCGCCGTCGCTAGCGACGGCTTATAGAGCATCGGTAGCGGCCTACCAACTGCTATCTCCAGCGGAGCAGACCTCCGATCTAGCGGAAGCGGAGGCGGCGCTGGCGAAAATCGCCAGCGATTAAGAGCCGGCGGCGTCAGACTGACGGCCAACACGATCCAGCACCTCCAGCGCCTCCAGCGCCGCTTCAATCGCCGCGCGTCGCCCGCCGTAAGTCGCCGCCAGCCGATCCAGCCGCGCTCTCGAATCTGTCCCAAGCCGCACCGGAACCACCCGGTTTTCGGTGCGCTGCTCATACGACTTTTTCGCGCGTTGCTGCGCGGTTGTCTCTATTTTTTTATTCACGCGAGCAGTATACGATATTTATAAATTATTTTCATTACCCTATTGAATGTCGTATACGATAGCAGTAGTATAGAAACCATCAAAGGCGGCGCGGGGTCGTCTGGAACAGAAGAGGGAAATGAGATGGAAGCCAATCAGATCGCCGAAAAAATATTTTCTTCTATGCAAAACGCCAGCATGGACGACTGGAAGGCTTTGAATGCGCTGATGAAGCAAGTAGAAAAAAATGATCTAAATCAAGCGATGATATGGATTGAAACGGGCAAGCTTCCGACGGTGATGCCGGAAAATAAAAAGGCTGCTCGCCGAAAGCCGCTCGACTTGGCCGCGCCGTATACGAGCGTGATACTAAATGTGTCATACGCTCAGAAGGATGAAGCGAAGGCGTATGGGGCTAAATGGCACCCAACGCGGAAGTTCTGGTATTTCCCGGCTTATCAAAATACGCCGATCCCAGAAGGGCTTAAAAAATTTATTTAACTATTCAGGCTGACCTTACAGGAGATTCAAGATGAATATTAAAGATCGCATCAATATTGAAATCACGAAAGAGCAGTCCGAGCTTCTCGATCAGATCGAGAAGGAAATTCTAGGAGATGACGGCGATTATGGTTACATGGATGTGTTGTGCAAGGACTGGAGTAAAAAGGACCTCGCTCATCTTGTTGTTGGGAGAGACCAAGAAACCGACGATAATTTCGATAATCTTATTTGCGCGCAACTTTCTGAAGAAAGCAAGTCGGCAATAAAGGAAGTCCCAATTCTTTTCACAGCAATGATGGGTTGGGCAAAAACGATGGCACTGCCTGCCATCGCGGAAACGCTGGCAGAGTTTATTATTAATATTGAGGATTAAAAGATGGATGACGAGGATGCCGTCAAATTTGAGACGGCCAAGCGACTTTTGCAAGAATGCTTTGACGGTTTCGGAGCATATATTCACGGACGTAAAATGAAGAGGAAGGACCGAGATAAGCTTCGGGCCAACATTGCAGATTTTCTGCTCGGGCGAAAAATTAAAGGTTAGGCTAGGCTCATGTTCAGCAATATAGCAGACGTGGCAAGACGTCTCGTGCAGTTTACGGCAAAGCTCCGGAATTCCAAAATCCCTGAGTGCGGGGTCAGGGTCGCGCGAGATAGCGCCGTGGACCTGCCGTTCGTTGGAGTAAGGACTTTGCTGGCGGACGGGATTGATGTGCCGCTGGATTACGCTAAAAAGACAGGGAGCATTCAGGAGACAGTGAGGAAAATCCGTCTAGCAGAAAACGGCGTAATCGCGGGCGATGAGGCCGATGAAATTCTATCGATCATGCGCGATGTGCGAGAGACCACTCTTGAAGTCGGCACGGAAGCGGTATCGGTCCGGCTTCGTCAAATTTTGCTGCCAGTCGGGCAAAATGCTATCGAGCGCGACTCTTACCTCTCAGTAACGCCGCTCGAATCGACGGGATTCAGCGCGCTGCTGAGGAAAAAATTGGCAGTCTTGGAGCGGAAGAAGCCGAAATTTCGGAAGGGAATTTTGCCGTTTGGCGGCAGCAACCCGCGCAACGTTGGCGCGTGGGGCGTCGAATCGCAAAATCCGATTGTCTTCTTGGCTCCGGATGAGCACGAAGATGATCAGCTTGAAAAAGACGAGGAATACTTTAATTAAGCGCCCGTAGCTCATTGGATAGAGCATCAGCCTTCTAAGTCGAGGGCAGCAGGTTCGAATCCTGCCGGGTGCGCCATTCAACCTACCCCCGCCAGCTTACCCGCCCGTCCGGACAGAGACGGGGCGAACGGCGAAAGCCGATGACCTTGGGTTTCTCGCGGGAGAAGCCCTCAAACAAGACTAGAACCTCGTCGCCGGCTTGAAACACCCAGCCGTTGCAGGGCGGGTAGCTGATCGGGACGTTGGCGAGCAGTTCGTCGGCTTGTAGATTCAGCGAGTACGCGCCCGGCTCGCGATCAAACATCCGGGCGTCGGCCGGACCGAGACGGACCGAGCAACTCCAATTCGTTTCGCCAGACCATCCCCCGCCGCTATCGTTTGATAGCGTCAGGATCGTGCCGTAGCGCCAGACCGGTCGCCATCGCAAATGACCCGGCTCCAGCGCGGCGTTTACGAATACGCCGGCCGCGCTCAGGCCCTCAGCCGGAGCCAGCCCGCCCGCATTCAGAAGCGGCGGAATCAAATTGATCGGCCGCTCCTCCGCCCCTTTCGGTTCTTTGTAATGGCCCGGAACTTCGGCGGTGGATACCACGTCGCCGGTCTCCAAATAGTCTTCGTACTGGCACGCCCACACCTCAAAAACAGTGTCGGCCTTCGACTTGGCTTTTTCCAGCTCGCCGATGGCGCGCGAGCGCTCGATGCGTTCGAGCAACAGCAGTTTTATTTTGTCCTTGCCCTGCCGCACCTTTTGCGAGGCGCGGGCGAATTCGCCGGCCGCGTCCGCCAACTTTTGCGGCGTGGCGTCTTGGGTCTTCGGCGGCTTGATCGGGTCGAGCGCTTGATCGACCTTCTGTTCTTCATTTTTGACCGGGTTTTCTTCCAGCGCGCCCGGCGATCCGCCCGGCGCGGCGAATACCGCCCCCCACAAATACCCATAGGGATTTTCCGGCGCGTTGCGAAAACTGACGCCCACGTCGGTATAAGCCGGATCGAGCAAGGTCGGCGCGTCGCTGATTTTCCAGCGCGCGACCGCCGCCGAGGCCGAGCGCTGCCCGAACGCCAGGCATTCGCCGGCTCCTGCGAGCGGCAAATATCCGCCTTGGCGCGCCCGATCCGCCGGATTGCTCCCATCCTCGCCGGTATGCGTCACCCGATGCGAGCGGGCGAGGTACAGCAGGTGAGAGCGGATCGCCGAATCGAGTTTTGCGTTGCGAGTGACCGACGGCGCGCCCGCCGCCGAGCGCGCGGCGTTGATCGCGGCCAGCAATTTGTCGTCCTGCGCGCGATCCGGGTCGGCCCAAGGCGCTCCGGTTTCCGGGTCGTTCGGGTCGTCGGGCACAATCAACGGCGGCGCTTCGCGATACTTCGCGATCAACCCGGACATCCATTGATCGATTATTGCATCAAGCCCGGATTTTGCTGCCACCTTGGCGCTTTCGAGCTCCGAGAGCGCGAGCAGCGCCCGAATCATGACCATCGCCTCATCGTCGCGCTGGGCTTTGAGCGCGGCCAGCGTCTTTTCGAGCGCCCGCAGATCGTATTTCAGTTGCGCCCGGTACTTCCCTTTCCCCAGGTTTTCGACAATCGTGGCCTTACCCACTGCCCCGCTCCTCGACCCGCATCGATGCGTCGTTCGGCGTGATCCGGTAGCTGATCGCGCCGACAATAAATGATGCTGGCCCGTCGATGACTGTATCGTTTGGGCGCAACAGCGGATCGACATCGCAGACCGCCCGGCGCCGCCCGACGGGGTTTCGGCTTTGCACGCCCTTAAGCGTCCGGGTCCGCGCGGCATAGGACGGGGTGATGACGCGACCGACGATAGTGATGCTGGCTGATCGAGGATCGCGCTCGTAGCGATAGTCGGTGATCGTCGCGCGCAAAAAAGGCCCCAGCACCTCGCCGCCGCCGAGGGCGCGGTAGCCGGCATAAACCGCCAATTCGCCGCCCATTGTCGACTCGATCAGCGATTCCAGATCCTCGCTCCATGCCGGAACGGCGAGCGTCACCCAGGTCGACGCGCCTAACCGGCGCTCGCACTGGAGCGAGGCAAACGGGATCTCGGTGATACCGGATTGCCCGGACACGGCGAGATAGGCTCGATAAAGCTGCGCCACCGCCCGCCCGGCGATGTCGATTTCGGCGTGCTCGGACACACTTGGCACGCCCAGCGCCAGCGGCATCGAGAGCGCTGGCAAATCGATATAAGTTCCGGTGCTCGGCACGCCCAGCCCGAGCGGGAGCGGTAGGCCCGGAATCAGCCGCACGACTGGCGAGGGCGCGAAGGCGACGGCGTAAACGTCCGCGCCGTGATCGGCGGACCAGAGCAGTGTTCCGGACGTGTCGCATTTCCAGACCGTTTTGCTGTTCGTTCGCGCGCCGACGAGGAGGCGGTTTTCGCCGGTGTCGAAGGCCGCACCGTAAAGCGTTTCGCTGCCAGGGCTAACGATCGGGATGGCGGTTCCGGCAGAATTGTAAGCCCGCGCGGCGATGTTGGTTTGCATCGCGCCGGCCATGATCGCCGATCCGGCCGGCGAAGCCGCACAGGCATAAATGGTGTTGTTCTGGTCTTTCGTCCAGCCGGCCGTCCCGTCCGGCGCGTACCGGCGCAGCGTGTACAGATAATTCAAGCTTCGGTCGCCGGCTTGGAAAATGTAGCCGTTGGGGTCGACCGCGATAGCGCGCGCCCGGTTGCCGAAATTGAGCGTCATCCCCGGCGTACCATCCGGCGCGTATTTTCGCAGCGTCACGCCCGCCACCACCGCCCCGACGGCGTAGACGTTCCCGGCCTGATCGGCCGCCACGCCATCAACCGCCGCCCCGTGATCGGCGGACCAAAGCAAATTGCCGGTGCTGTCGTATTTTCGCGTGGTGAGGTTGCCGACCCGAGAGCCGCCGGTGACCACGTTTCCCGCCGAGTCGACCGCGATGCAATTCAGCCCGGCCCCGTGATCGGCGGACCAAAGCAAATTGCCGGTGCTGTCGTATTTTCGCGTGGTGAGGTTGCCGACCCGCGTTCCGGCGGTATACACGTTGCCCGAGGCATCCGCCGCGACGCCATAAACCGTCGCGCCGTGATCGGCGGACCAGAGCAGTGTTCCGTCGTCGTCATAAACGCGCGTCGTGAGGTTGCCGACCCGGAAACCGCCGGTGACGATCATATCTCGGCAACTTCCATGACCGCGCTGGTAGGCGTCAGCGTGATGGTGATTTCGCCGACGACAAACGATTCCCCGCTGTCTAACAACGCGGTATCGCCGGGCTTGATCAGCGGGTCAACGTCCGCGCGCGCCCGGCGTCGGCCGTCGATCAGCGCGCGATAACTCACGCCTTTAATGGTTCGGGCGCGCGGGGCGTCCGGTGTTTCCGCGCCGCGCCCTTCGAGCGAAACTGAAAACCGGCGCGGGCCAAGGTCGGCGCGCATCGAATAGAGCGGGAGCGACAGCAGTTCGTCGGCTTGCTCGATACCGCCCGGCAGCAACACCCCGCGCATGACTGCCAGCATGACCGCTGGCGCAGCCTCGATGGCCTGGAGCGTGTCGATGTCGGGCGCGACGGCCACGGCCGACAATTGGCGGCCGCCAGCCGTGCGGCGGAGGGTTAGCGAGGAAAACGGCAGCTCGACGGCTGTCGCGAATCGCAAAAACAGCCGATAGATAATCGGCCGCGCCGGGCCGACATACTCTCGGATGACCGAGGGCGCGCCAAGGCCAAGCGGGAGCGGCAGGCCGGGGATTAACACATAGCGATCACCGACCGGCGCGGGGACGCCAAGCGCAAGCCCCAGTTGCAGCGCCGGAAGATGCGGCGAGGCTACGATACAAATCCGCCCGCCATCCCAAACCGCCGCGCGGCTGTTTGCCTGCGACAACCCGTCCGCCGTCTTTGGCTCCCACAGCCGCGCTGCCGCCGGGGTGAACGCCATAAAATTCGGGGTCAGCAGATCCAGCCCGATCTTCGGAAAATACTGATTGCCTGCCGCGTCGAAGGCGAAGTCGGTAAATTTATCCACCGGGTTGCGGGCCATCAAATAAATCTGGTCCGACAGCGCCGGCACGCGGGAGACTTCCGTCATGGTAGCGGTGTCGTAGACGAGCAGGAATTTAGGGTTGTTCGCCGGATCGTTGAACGCTGCGCTCTTATGCGACACGTATAGCCTCCCGCCGGACGCGACCACCCGCAACGGAGACATGACATTGCTGCTGCGGGCGATAGTTTCGGACTGGTTCGGCTGACCTTGATTATGGATAGTGATCGTGTGCGGGGTGGCGGCGGTGCCGACCAGCGCGCCGGCCGGGTCCCACGCTAAAATGTCGCAGGGCGCTTGATCGCCCCGAAAATAATGGGCGGTGTCGCCGATGCGGTACTGCCGGGCCAGCTCGCGCAAGGCGAGATAAAAGGTTGTGCCGTCGGTCGCAAGGTTAGTCACGCCCGGCCCGAAGCGGCGCTCCCACAGCAAAACACCGGTCGCGCCTGAGTATTTGCGCAGCCAGCCCGACGTGTAACTCCACGGATAGAACTCGGCCCAGGGCGCGTGACTGTATGACTCATAATGCCCCGCAAGGTACACATCGCCCGCCGCGTCCAGGACGATGTTGGCGGTTTTCTCCCATGTTCGGGTGTACCAGCCGTCCACCCCAAAGCCCGGCGGCGGCGTGTAATACGGGATCGTCGGCCACCACCGCGCGATGGGCGCGGACCACTGCTGAGCGAAGGCGGCATTGTATTTCCGCAAAAATATTTCACCGGCTCCCGAAGGCTCGCCGGCCAGGTAAAACCCGCCCTCGGCGTCGTTCGCCGCCACCGCGTACACCGGTCGGCCGTGCAGCTCGGGATGCTCGATCCGGTCGCCACCTTGGCGGAACGCCGCGAAATAGCGGCAGTACAGGTCGATGTAAAACGGCTCGCCGTTGACGCCGGTCACGTAGTTTTGGTACGGGTAAACGGTCAGGTCATCGTAACCGACGTTCGGGTCGCCGGCCGGTATCGTGAGCGCAACGCCGATGCCGTGGTATTTTGATTGATACGGCTGGACCGATACGTATTGCCGGATGTCGCGGACTTGGCCCTCGGTGACGCCGGGCTTGAGAGTCCGAGAGCTGGGCGAGGGGCCGAACGCGCAGTAAATGCGGCCATCACGGCCGACGGCGAATTGCTGGATCGGCTGTCGGCGCGGGTTCCGGACGCCGGCGGTAAACGAGGTCGTGACGAGGGTTACGGCATTGCCGTAATGATCGAATCCCGGCGCGAAAAAGTAGGGGTCTTGGAAATCGGAGAGCGCGCTGGCCGGACTGTTAGCCAGCGCGAGAAAATCATGGTCGCGGATGTCATTCGTCCGGATCGACCAGAGCAAATTTCCGCTCGCGTCATACCCGCGCAGTTGGACCGGATTGAGCGTGTAGGCGTGATCGAGCGTGCCGGAAAACCAGATCGCGCTCATCAGCCGGGCCGATAAAACAGGCCGTCGGTCGGATTGATTTTGATCTCAAAATTCGCGGAGTTTTGAATTTCATCGGCCGGTTCGGTGTTGAACAAAACCCAGAACAGCAGCGGGTCGGTCAGCCCCGCCACGGTCTTGACCGCTCGGCATACGCCGTATCGAAACACCTTAGTTAGACTTGGCCACGTCGGATTGGTATAGGTAATCTTGCTGTTGGTGACGACAGGCGCGAGCAGTCGAGCGCCGCCAGTGGTGTAGCCGTTTCCTGCCGCCACCTCGAAAGCCGATACGTCCGCCCACTGCGTGTGTGCGGGGTTTGGTGAGTAGGCGCTGGTCACCAGCGCAATCCGCAGCTCGTCGGTATCGACATCGATCACGCCGGTTTTCGTTAATCTCCAAGCGTGGTCGTAAGCGTGAATCGAGGAGGTCATGTCATTTGTCCAGCCGGGCCAGCGCCCGGAATTTGAGCGTTGCGGTATCGCCGTCGAGCGCGAACGAGAACCGGACCCGGAAACAGCCCGATTCCATGCTCAGGCGTACCTCGTGGTAGTACGCCAGCAGGTATTGCAACCGGTCCAGTGCCGCGCGCGACGGGCGCTTGAGGGTCGCGGAAAACTCGCGGTCGCTCTCGCTGTAGCCGGTGTCGTAGTGCGATGCGCCGCCGTCGAGTGTCGCGGTCACGCTGCCCCGACGCTCCCCGCCAAACGGGTTTTTGATCCGAGCATCAAGGGCGACATAGCCGTTGGGGTCGTAATCAAACGTGGTGATGACGATCACGCCGTCGCCCCTACGCCCAGCAAGTAGGACTGGAATTCAGCGTTGGCGCGGACCCGAATCTTTTGCAGGATTTTCCACAAAAACGCCTCGATTTCCGGCTCGAGGCCCATCGCCTCGATCTTGATCAGAGCGTCGCCGCGATCGAGCGCGCGGGTCTGGGCGCGGATGCGGTCCATCTCGACCTCGGCCATCTTCTTTTGCAGGTCGAAGGTATCGCGCCGGAGTTGGTTTTCTTTCTCGATCTGCTCCAAGATTTCGAGCCGGTCATAAGTGCCCGCGCCGCTCAGGTTGCCGAACAGCCCGGACAACACATCGCCGGTCGATTGGATCGCGACGTTGATCGACTCGAACACCGCCTTGACGCGCTCGGCGTCGGCCTTGACCTTCTCGACTTGCAAGTTGACGGCAAACTCGATGGTCTTGATCCGCTCGTTGGATGCGATTTCTTCCATTTTGAGCAAAAATTCATCGCTCTTTTTCTTGGCTTCCTCGATTTTGGCAGCGTGTTCGGAATAAGCTGTCGACACCACCGATAACGTGCCGCCCATCGCCTGCGCTTTCGGCGCCATCTCGGTGTAGGTCTGGACGATCTGGCCATTGGCGTCTCGAACGCTGACGAGCTTCGGCACGAGCTGGTTTGCCGCGTCGTAAATCTCCTGGAATTGTTCGGCGGTTTTGCCCGATGGCAGAGCCTGAAGCGACGACACGACGCGGGTGATTTCGCCAGTCACGGCGTTGTATTCGAGTCCTTGCTTGCGAAACGACTCGGTGAGCGCGTCGATTTCGCCCTTGGTATCGCCCGCCGTTTTCGCCGCCGCTTCCTGCTTATCAAGCCAAGCGTTAATCTCGGTTCTGGTTTCCCTGGCGGCTTCGGTTTGTTTGGCGAACGCAGGAGGGAGGGCCGCCATCGCGGCGGCAGTGGATTCGGCGGACGGGCGGAGCAGCCCCAGCTTTTCGGCGACATCGGCGGCGACGGTGCCGAGCGTCGCGCCTTGGTAGCCCGACAGCCAATCCGGCGCGAGCACATCGTTTAGGGTTTTATCTAGTCCGGTTAAACGAGTGATTTCAAACGCCAGCAATCCGACGCCCGTGGCAACGCCCGCGATTCCGACTTTAAGTCCGGCGGCGCTGGTGGCGAACGCGGAGAGTCCGGACGCGAGGCCCGACAAGGCCGATGGAATTTGAGCCAGTTTCGGGCCAAAGGCGATGAAGCTCAGCAGCGCGGTGTTGATGCCCTCGAAGTAGCCGCTCGCCGCGTTGATGGAAACGCCAAGCCCGAGCAGCGTGCCCATAAATTTCTGAGTACCGCCCTCCGCATTCGCAAACTCGTTGGCCAGCGCGCCGATGCCTTTCAAAAACGGCGCAAACCCGCCAAGCTCGCCGGCCGTTACCCGCACCAGCCCGGTGATGATGTCCTCCACCTTTTGCAGCGCATCGCGCAGGCCGTCCACGGTGCTGATATCGACAGGCCCAAACAGCGCTTCGAGCGCCACCTTCGCCGCGCCCTTTAGCTCGCTGAGCGAGGTGAGCAGGCCGTCGAACTTCAGCCCGGAAAAAGCGGCGGGCAGGTTGTTGGCGACGGTCTTAAACAAGGTTTCGATGTCGCCGAGCTGCGAGCGCAGCGCCGAAAAAAGCGGCTCCAGCGAACCTGATCGGATCACGTCGCGAAACGCGATGGCCAGATCGCCGATGGAGCCGATGACGCCGCCGGTATTGACCAAGGTCTGATCGCCGATGGTCTGGAGCAGTTGGCGAAACGCTTCGTCGGTCCGCTTCACCTGGGTTTCCGCGAGACTGAGCTTCGCCGTAACTTCGCGCTCGATGCTGCCGCCGGCTTCTCTGGTGAGCTTCGCGGCCAACTCCATCGCGCCGCCGTAATTTTCCATGACCTGCACCATCTTGGCGGCCTGGTCTTTGCCGAAGATGATGCTCGCCGCCGCGAGGCGCTGGCTTTCATCGAGCTTGCCGAAGGCGGGCGCAAGATCGGCCAGGATGTCTTTGACCGACTTGAGCGAGCCGTCCGCACCCTTGATGTCGACGCCCATCGCCGCCATCGCCTTCGCCGCTTCTTTGCTCGGATCGACCAGAGACAGAAAACCCGATTTCAATCCATTGGCGGCTTCCGAGCCGGAGCCGAACACGTCCACCACTTTCGAGAGCACCGCGAAGGTTTCTTCGATGGACAGCCCGGTTTGTTTGGCGATGGGTGACAGGTCGGCGAATCCGATTGCCAGCTCGCCAAAGCTGGATTTGGTGAGGTCGGCGGTTTTGTTCAGCACGTCGCCGATGTGCTGGGCCTCGCGCGCGACTTCGCTCGCCGGCACTTGGAACCCGGCGAGCGAGCGGTTCATCACATCCACTGCCGCCGAGGTTTCCACGCCGCCGGCGATGGCCAAATCCATCGAGCTTTTAACGAGCTTGATCGAGGTGTCGATGTCGTAGCCGGCCGCTTTGAAATCGGCGGCGGATTTGACCAGCTCGTTGTTGTTCTGGCCGTACTTCAGCGCCAGCGATTCGAGCCGTTGGCCGAAATCGGCCGCGCTGCCTTCGCTGGCGTCCATTTGTTTTTGCAAGTCCGAGAGCGAGGCTTGGAACTTTGCGGACTCGTTGAACGCCAGCGCGCCGATAACGCCCGCCAGCGCGGTCATGGCGGTCTGAACCACGGCGACTTTGCCGGCCAAGTCGGCAAACGGCGCGCTGATATCCTCGGCCGAACTCGCAAGATCCCCCAAGCTCCCGCTGACCTGCTTGGCGACCTCCGAGGCGTTGTCGACGCCGTTGAAAATGAGGTCGATGGTGCTTTGCAGGTTAGCCACGGCTTGACCCCAGCTTGGCGCGGGTTATGCTGTAACGCATGGATGGCATAAAGGAGCGCTCAGATGAAGCTTGCGGTTGTGGCGTTTGGCCTTGCGTTGATCGGCTCGTCGGCCTTCGGGCAGAAGATTTACAAGTGTCCGGATCCAGACGGAAAGGCGATTTACCAGCAGAAGGAATGCCCAGAAGGCGCTCGAATGAGCGTTCGGGATAACGGCGGTTCCAGCGGCGGGCAGACTGAAACTGTCCCGTTGCAGGATCGAAATAGCGCCCCGGCGGCGGGCGCTTCCCCCGCGCAAAGCGGGCTGCGCGAAGGAGAAAAGGAGATGCTGCGGGACGCCCGTCAGAAGGAGGCCGACGATGCCAACCGGCGCGCGGAATTCGCGAAGGCGCGGGCGATTGAAGCTCACCAACAAGAGGTCCGCAACCTGAAACAGCAGATGCACGAGGACAATATGATGCGCTTGCAACTGCTGAAAGAATCGATGAAACGGCGGTAATATTATGAAAGCGTTTACAGCCTGCCTCTTTCTCTTGGTCGCTGGCGCGTCCTTCGGGCAGATGTCCGAAGCCGAAAAAAAGATGTTTCGAGAAGCGGAACAGCGGGGGCTTGAAAGAAGGCGGATACAAACCGCCCCCGTGTCGGCCCCAGCGCCAAGCGACTTCTCTAAAGAGTCTTATACCCCCAGAGCGACAATCTACACTGACCCAAATACCAATCAGCGCTATTTGCAAGCTGATCAGGCGAGAAACCAATCGCGTTGGCAGCAAGAAAATAAATCTAGCTCTCAGGTTGTTGCCCCGCAACTTCTTGAGGTTTCCCCCGATGCGCTGAAAAAAGTTTCCGATGCTTGTTTTGGCATGTTGAGAAGTAGTTTCTTTGATCCTTACAGCGTTGTTCGTGAGGGCGCGCGCGTCGAATATCACGCCATGCGCCATTTGCTGGAGCTGCAAAACCTGATTCTGGATAACGTCGCCCGCGACGTGCTGAGCTATCCCAATCGCGGACTGAACATTACATTCAACTGACGCCCACCCCGCGCCAGGGATGGCGCTAGCCCTTTCGCTCTCGGCTCCGCTCGTCATAAAACATCCCCCACAGCGCCATTTCCTCGGTCGTCAGTCGCCCTTGCGGGAACAGATCGGGGCGCACTTCGAACAGGAAGCGACCCCGAAGGTCGCATAGCGTCAGCTCGGCTCTAAGGATGGGGTCTCCGTAGAGCCAGGCGGTTTTCCCACGGCGCCGCCCTCGCCGGATAACTCGATGATCGCGGCGAACAGCGCGAGGAAAAGCGCCGGGAACGTCCGGCTGATCCAAAGCACGTCTTCGCGGTCGAGTTCTGGCGCGCTCACGCAGCGCAAGATAAATTCGACTTGGCGCGAAAACGCTTTTGGCGGCTGCCCATCAAGCCCGGCGGCGGCCTTGATCGCGTCGGCCTTGTCTTGCAAGCAGTTAGCGGCAAGCGCCTCGATCATCGCCGCCATGTTTTTTGCCCGGTCGTCGGCTTCGGCGACAAACGCGGTATCGGCCGCTGTGGCCATTCTGACCGTAAACGATTCCGGCAGATCCGGCTCAGCCTCCCGTAGCGCAGCCGGGATCGGGACCGCGCGGGTGGGAAGCTCCCATTGCAGGTTGCGGATGCGGGCAAGCGCGCTCATGCTGCAAACGCTCGGGTGGCTTGCTGGGCGGCAATCGTGACCGTCCCGGTCGGCGCGGCTTTGACGCCGAAGGTTTGGGCGATGCTGTAGGCTCCCTGCGTCAGCGAATAGGCCGCGCCATTCTTGTCGGGCTTGAACATCCACAGCAGGTTTTTGCCCTCGTTCTGGACCAGGAGATCGCCGTGGCCGTCGTTGAGCGCGACCGAGAACGACGCCGCGCCGATAGACGAAGACGAGGAACCGACCACGCCGTCGTAGTAAGCGTCGGACTGAACCGAGAGCGTTTCTTTGGCCGGCACCCAGTCTTTGGTGTTGGGGATTTCGGCAAAGATCGGCAAGGCGACGCGCGCGTAAACGCGCTTGGCGACCGAGCCGGTGTGAATCGGCGGGAGCGCGGAGGCGAACGTCACTTTCCCGGCCAAATAATCGGCGGAGTAGACCGGCAGGTCTGCGCGCTCCTGGTGCAAGCCAGGAACCTGATAGATTTCGCCTGCGGCGATGGGCGCGGCGGTGATGCTGCCGAGGCGCACCTGCCCGATTTCGATGGAATCGACGGGGATGAAAGGCGGGCCGCCTGCCGCGCCGCGCGTTTCGACCTGCGCCGCGCCATCGGTTCCGGCCACGGCGGCAATTGCGCCGGCCGCCGTAATCGTAATGGAGGTCGTTTTGTACGGCGCTCCACCCGCTGCCGCGCGGGTAATTGCGAGGTTGGCGGACGCCGCGACCGTCAGGATGCCGGTGGTGGCGCTCGCGCCGGTCGCGCCGGGCATCATCGCGGTCAGCGCCGCGACGTCGACCGTGTTGTTGGCCGCCGCATCGTCCGGCGTGATCGCGCCGCCTGTAATGACCCCGTAAGGCGCGATCACCGCCTCGCTCCCCGTTGCCTGGGACCAAGGCTTTCGGGAGTCGGCAAACGTTTTATTGTCGCCGCTGTTCGCCAGCGCGGCGAACGGGTATTGCGTGACGCCGGCTTCATAGTAAATCGCTTGCGCTGTCAAAATCTTTGCCATTGCAATCTCCAGCTACTGGGATAAATCGCCTCTCGGCGGGCCGCACGATGCGGCGGATCGTCCTGCTTATTCGGGGCGCGCGTACTCCAGGACGAACGAAACGGCTGCTCCAACGAGGTCGGTTCCGTCGGCCGGGTAAAACGTGTTGCCTTCGGCGTAGCGCATCCCGAGACATTCCCCGCCGAGCGTCGGGTCGGTCCCGTAAATCTGCGCGATCAGCGTTTCCAGCGTCCCGCTTGCCGCCGTCGCGCGCTGGTCGTCACCGGCTTTCGCCGTCCGCCAAACCTCCACTTGCAAATCGATATAAGCCTCGCCGTACTCGCGCCGGGTCACCGTCTCCGCGCCATCGATCAGCAGCGTGTAAGGCGCGCTGTCGGTTTCGTCCATCTCCGGCCACGGCGCGCGGCGCGCTCCGATCCGCTGAGCGAGAGCCGCCAAAACCGTTTCGCGGCTCATGCCTCGGTCGCCCCGTCATCGCCAGGCGGCGGATATTTGTTGAGCAGCCACTCGGTTTCATGCTCGAAATTCACGGCCAGCAAACCGCTCATGTCTCCAGAGATGTCGTCTTTCACAGATGCGAACACTTGCGACAGCGATGGCCCGTGAAGCACGGTATACGGCCCGGAATCGAGCTTTTGCTTCATATTGAGCTGGCGCAATACCTCGTTGCGGACCGCCGGAGTGATCGCGTTGCTGGCTTGGGTTTTGATGTAAAACCCGCTCCGCAAAACCTCGGTCGGCCCGACGGCCTTTACCCGAACCCGAATCGGCGTTGCGGGCCGACCTGGACCCGATGGGATGG